TAATTGAAGGCTCTGACGATAAGAACCAAGTGCTTAAATTAATACAAGAGTTAGGAGAGCTATCTGATAGTATTTGTAAAGGTAAAGATCCTGTTGATGATATAGGCGATATCATTGTTATACTAATTAACATTGCAGTTCGTAATGGCTACACATTAAAGCAGTGTTTAGATCACGCTTACAATGATATCAAAAATAGAAGAGGTAAAATGATTGACGGTATCTTTGTTAAAGAAACTGACAACCGCGATCCTGATAGTATTGGAAATAGACTGTAAAAAAAGTCTTGACAATGTAAGAAACTCTGTGGTAGACTCCACAGTTCATTTGATATAAACCCAAGAGGAAGATGTTATGGCAGTTATAGAAGGCACAGCTTACTACGCTCACGTTACTACACCTAACACCAAGTTTGAGCCGGTGTATAGTATTAATTTGGAAGTAGATGAAGTTACCGCCGCTGACTTTAAGTCAAGGGGATTTACAATAAAGCTCCTTCCCGAAGGTCAGCAAACAATTGTTATCAAGCGTAAGGTTGCCTCACCTAACGGTGGTGAACGAGTTGCTCCTCGCTTAGTAGATAAGTTTAAGAACCCGCTTGATTGTAAGGTTGGCAACGGATCGCACGTTCGGGTTCAGTATAAAGAGTGGGAAACTAGTAACAAGTATGGAGACTTTAAAGGCTTAGACTTTCAAGCCTTACAAGTTCTTAACTTAGTTGAGGGTGTAGAGCCAGACGGTGCTGAGTTTGAATCAGAGCCAAACATAGAGGATGAGTTGTAAAAATGACTGCTAAAACTTACACTAAAGATGACACAGTTTATGACGTAGATAAGTTATCGTCTGAAGCGCAGTCTATCTTCGGAGTATTAGTTGCAGCTAAAGCTAACCTAGATAAGGCCACGTTAGAGGAAACTCTAGCGCGGTCTGCTGCATTACATTTGATAGCACAGTTAGATGAGCATCTTAAAGATGATGCTATGGCTGTTATATTGTAGAGTCCCCAACCAATGAGGAATAATCATGGGATTTATAAAGTTCAAACAGCCATGTCACGACTGTGGTGGTAGCGACCCTGTAGCAGTTAATGATAATGGCAGTGCAAAATGTTTTAGCTGCGGTAAGTTTTTTCCTAACTATAGTACATCGGAAGTACAACAAGATACAGTAAAGGAACTATCAACGTATCGAAGGAATAATAAAATGGAAGAAGACTTAGAGTTCGCAAGTCCAGAGAATAAAAAGTTTGTAGCACTTACAGATAGAAAGATTAAATTAGAAACAGCAAAGTTCTATGGCGTTAAATCTAGCGTCAAGCTTGACGGTACTATTGTTAAGCATTACTACCCTTATTTCAATGGACATGAGTTAGCTGCTACTAAAGTTAGAGGCCCAGCCAAAACTTTTATTTGGGAGGGCGATCAAAAAAATACAGGTTTGTTTGGTCAACACTTGTACAAAGGTGGTGGTAAGTACATCACTATTACCGAAGGTGAGTGCGATGCTATGGCAGCGTATGAAATGCAAGGTAGTAAGTGGCCTTCTGTTTCTGTTAAGAGTGCAAGCAATGCAGTTAAAGATGTTAAGCATAGCTTAGAGTTTCTAGAATCTTTTGATTATGTTGTTATTAATTTTGATAATGATAAGCCCGGACAGGAAGCAGCCAGTAAAGTAGCTAAACTTCTCACCCCCGGAAAAGCAAAAATATTACGAATGCCCGAAGAATTTAAAGACGCTAATGATATGCTGCGTCAGGGCAGACAGGCCAGTTATGTTAGTTGTTTCTGGGACGCTAAAATTTACACACCTTCAGGCGTTCTGATTCTTTCCGATCAGTTTGAAGCCTACCAAAAGCTACGTCAAGAAGCTCGTCCATCTATTCCTTATCCTTGGAAAGGTCTTAATTTAAAACTAGAAGGTCTTAGAGCCGGTGAGTTAGTTACACTTACTGGCGGCACAGGGTTAGGTAAGTCTAGTGTAACAAGAGAACTAGAACACTGGCTCATCAATAACACCAAAGATAACGTAGGGATACTAGCTCTTGAAGAAAACTGGGGTAGGACTGCGGAAGGTATATCTTCCATTGAAGCCAATGCTCCCTTGCATTTAGCTAAAGTAAAAGAAAAGTATACCGGAGAAGAACTAGACGGTTTCTTTAAGAAAGTTTTCATGGGTGAAAATGAGAAAAGAGTTTGCCTCCATGCCCACCACGGCGTTACTAATGTAGACGAGATATTTTCTAAGCTTAGATATATGATAATAGGATTAGATTGTAAGTGGATAATAGTAGATCACTTACATATGTTAGTTCTTTCTATGTTAGAAGGCGATGAGCGCAAAGCAATTGATGGATTAATGCACCGGCTTAGAACTTTGGTAGAAGAAACCAAGTGCGGTATGATTCTTGTCTCTCATCTAAAAAGGTTAGAAGGTAATAGAGGACATGAGAATGGAGTAGAAACAGGCATTTCACATCTCAGGGGCAGTCAAAGTATAGGTCAACTTAGTGATTGTGTTATATCTTTAGAGCGTAACCAACAGTCTGATGATCCTATTGAAGCATCTACAACTAAAGTAAGGGTGTTAAAGTCTAGGCATACTGGCGATGTTGGTGTGGCTACTAGACTTTTATATTGTTCTGCAACTGGTAGACTTCAAGAAATTGACCATCACGATATAGATGAGTTAGAGCTATGAATATATTATTTGATATAGAAGCTAATGGTTTAGAACCGACTGTAATTTTCTGCATCGTAGCTATGGATGTAGACACAAAAGAAATATATTCTTTTGACAACACTCAGATAAAAGAAGGCTGCGACTTTCTTTTAAAGTCTACTAAACTAATAGGTCATAACATATTAGGATATGACATACCAGCTATAGAATCTATAACTGGTATAAGCCTTTCATCTATTAAAGCCATAGATACTTTAGTATTATCTAGGCTGTTCCACCCTACTAGAGAAGGTGGTCACGGCTTGGAAAGTTGGGGCTATAGACTAGGCTTTAAAAAGGGAAGCTATGGTAGCTCAGAAGGAGCGTGGGATTTATACTCACCGGAGATGCTACAGTATTGTATTAATGATGTAGAGTTAAATGAGAAAGTTTACAATAGACTTAAAGCAGAAAGTAAAGGCTTTACTGGACAAGCTGTTCAACTTGAACATTCGGTGGCTAAGATTATAGATCAACAAAGACGCACAGGTTTTCTTCTTGACCAACAGAAATGTATGCTTCTTGTAGCTGAGTTACAAGAAAAATTAGAAAAGGTTCAGTCAGATGTACATGAAACTTTTAAACCTAAAATAATTAAAAATGTATTGCGTCCTAAATATACTAAGTCAGGATGTACCGCTAAGACAGCAGTTAACTCCGAAGGTAACGGTGTCCGTCTTACGGAAAAAGAATATGATGATATAAGAGAGCATGGTAAAGTTACTAGAACCACGGTAGTAGATTTTAATTTAGGTTCACGTAAACAAATAGGCGAGTACCTAGTAGAGTTTGGTTGGAAGCCTAAGAAGCGTACACCTACTGGTCAACCCATAGTAGATGAAGGAACTTTAAATAAGGTTAAGAACATACCTGAAGCTGCTATGATTGCTAAGTATCTTATGCTTCAAAAAAGATTAGCTCAAGTTAAAAGTTGGCTTAAAGAAGTAGACGATACTACAGATAGAGTACATGGATATGTTAATCCTAATGGTGCTGTGACATCTAGAATGACCCACTCTCATCCTAACATGGCTCAAGTTCCAAGTAGCAAATCACCTTATGGCCCGGAGTGTCGGAGTTGTTGGACAGTACCTAAAGGATATAAGTTAGTAGGCATTGACGCTTCTGGTCTTGAACTTAGAATGTTAGCTCACGAAATGAACGACAAAGGATATACAAATGAAATACTTAATGGAGACATTCACACAGCTAATCAAAAACTTGCTGGACTTAAATCAAGAAATCAGGCAAAAACTTTCATATATGCCCTTAACTACGGAGCAGGAGATGCAAAGCTTGGGAGTGTGGTTGGAGGAAATAGAGAAGCAGGTAAAAAACTTAGAGAACGCTTCTTTAGTAGTCTCCCATCATTTAAATCTCTTAAAGATAGAATATCGAGAGAAGCTTCAACAGGATATATTAAAGCATTAGATGGTCGTAAGCTTACTGTTAGGTCAGAACACGCCGCTTTAAACACTTTGCTTCAGGGTAACGGAGCCATTGTAATGAAACAAGCTTTGATTTATTTAAACGATAAGATAAAAGATAAAGGTATAGACGCTAAGTTTGTTGCTAACGTACATGATGAATGGCAGCTTGAAGTAAGAGAAGATCAAGCAGATGCTGTAGGGAGATTAGGTGTCCAAGCTTTACGAGAAACTACTTGTACCTTTAAACTTAACTGTCCTTTGGATGGCGAGTACAATGTAGGAGACAACTGGTATGAAACGCACTGATACTAGTAGGGTAGGTGACTTAGCAGAACACTATGCAATTACTTGGTTATGGGATAACGGCTATCAAGTATTTAAAAACTGTGGGTGTACCGGCCCTATAGATATGATTGCATTACATAGTGATGGAACAATTAAACTAATAGATGTTAAGTCTTACAAAGATTCTAGATTATCGGGAAGAACAGACATACAAAAAAAATTAGGTGTA